TGTTGAATTCTCATTTGTTTTAACTGATACTGAAATTAACTCAGTATCAACCCCAGAGTTTGGCAGAACAAATCTCTGATTTACATTTCTTGCACTATATGTAAAGTTTGAAGATAGTAAAGATCCTTGGTGAATTTCTACTTCATCGAACGATGCAATATTATTAAAGACTGGAACTGTGATGTCCTCAAGAATAGAGAATATAAGAGATTGATTACCAAAAGCACCAGATGTTGTTGCAACAATACCTTTGTGGAGAGTAATTGATGCTGGTGGAGCAGTAGTCAGATTAGTTGTGTCTACAAAAAAACTAATCGTTGCTCTTGCTGCTTTTCTAGATCTTGGTACGTATCCAATATTTCTTGCAAGACTTACAACATTCTCTCTCAGAGTTGCACTATCAATAAAAACTTCATTTGCAACCATGTTTGCATTATATGAAGTAATATAGGTGTTGTATGCCAAAACATCAAGAATTGTTGAGAGGTTAGACCCCTCAAAGTCATAGTCCGTGAAATTGGAGTTTGACTTTAAATAATCTTTAAGTGTAGATTTAATCTGGTCAAAATCCAGATTAGAAAAATTGACTAATGGCATTTTTACCTAGTTGGTTGCAATACAAACTGTAATTCTTGAGGTAAAGCATCTATTCCTATAACTTCATAGATGATTGTTACGTCAAAAGCATTATTGTCATAATCAGGAAAAGACTGAACATCAATCAATCTAACTCTTGGTTCATAATTTATAATTGACTGTCTAATTTCATCAACAATAATCGATGCAGAAATATCATCAACATTTTCGAAAAGTGTTCTGGAAATTCTAGATCCAAAGTCTGGATTAAAAAATTTCTCACCAGGAAGGGTAAATACAATGTTTCGGATTGATCTTGCAATCGCATTTTCATTTTTAAGCGCAATCAAGTCACCATTCAGAGGATTGCTCTGAAAAGTCATACTAACATCCCTAAAACCTTTACTTACCCTTTCTACAGGCATTGAATATTACAATTCTACCTTATTTATTAAGGATTTTTTGATTCATAGAGTGGTTCAGTGCCATATTCCCAGTCATCATAGTCTTCATCATTACGAATTTTTGAGTGAATTTCGTTTTGATGGAAAAAATCATGCTTTTTTGGTGTTAGATCATCGTTTGAAATCTCACGAAGCATTCTCTGCTTGTTGATTTTCTGTTCCCAACCATATTCTGATGATAAAAACTCAGTTCCCCACTGATTTTTCATAAAATTTTCATCTTTATCGACTTTTTTGGTCATTTTTTTGCTCCTGATTTGTTAAATCAGAACTTTTTACGGGGTTGCTATCCCGAATTTCTTTGATTTCGTACATAAAATCATCAGATGTTTCGATTTTGCGACGATTTTCGACGGAATATTCGGTTAAATCAATTTCATATCCTGGATTTTTGGTAATTCTATTGCGAATCCATGCATCATCATACCATAATATCTTATTATTAGGGTATGCATAGAAATTTCCATTATCCATCTTGAAAAAATGAGCACATTTATGCTCTGGTGTTTCACTGAAATTAGTATTCAATGTAGATTTTGATTCCCATGACCAATCAAGAGTAAACAAATAAGTTCCCTCATTCTTTTCTCCTTTATAATTGACTAATTCAGCACGTAGTCCTGCTAGTCTTGAACGAATTTGAACATCAACATAAGGAGAAAAGCAATCCCACCACATACACTCTTCTAATTTCGGAACAGGTGCATCTGGTTTCCAGCAAAATGCATGAATGGGTCTACGAGTCCAGTTAACCCCATTCTCTAAAAACGCTTCAAAGAGGGGTACGTGCTTCTCTAAGGACGCTACGGAGTGTACGTCGCATAAAGTTACCTCACCGTGCCCTTTTTTATGATTATATAAAAACTCATTACGTATGTAACAAGTAATCGTTGGAAGATTGTGATTTAAATATGCCATAACACCTAATAAAAAAGCAGGAATTGCTTCCTGCTTTATCTATATTATTTGCCTTGACCGCGATATTTTTTCTTGCGTCCATTACGAGAAGTTGGACTCAGTAATGTGCGAGGGGAGCGTCCTTGGCGAGTTTTCTTTGGTGCTCCAGGTTGAAAAAGTACTTTATTAGATCCGCCCTTTGCCATAATAATCTCCTAATCAAATAATACGGGTTTTTTCGTGTCCAACACGAATGCGAGGATCGCACCAAATCTCAAAGCCTGCTTCTTTAGCATCAAGACAGAATGAAACATCCTCACCACACATATCCTGTACGTTCCCAGATTCAAATACTTGCATCTTAGGAGCAAACCAAGGATATTCGAGATTCTCAAATACTCCTTTCTTAATCAGTACCCAACCAAATCCAGTGTAATCCACTGTGAAGGGCTTTCTACGCTTTTGAATAGAATCAACGGTTTCATGATTCATCACTCCACCATTCTTGCGGAAATCATCTTCCTCTAACCAGTGTGCGACAGAAGTTGTGTGTCCATCCTCTGTAGCATACCAACCAGCAACAACTTCACGTTCTGTACCATCCTCACTCAGAGCAAGATCACAGAGTTGCCAGAACTTGTTAGTGTCAAAGACAATATCCGAGTCAATCCAAAGTTGATAATCATACTGCAGTTTACCATCCCAAGGAATTTGCTTTGGTCCACGAAGAACATTTGCACCAAGACATTTGCATCGTGCAAAGTTAACCATAGAAGAATAATCTTGAGAAATCTGAATACTCATACCATTCTGTACCATATCAAAGCACAGTTGTACAAAGTTCTTCAGAAAAATAAAAGAGCATCCACGTCCAGGAAGACAGAATACAATACTCTTACCTTTCATTCTTTCTTTAATTGCATCAATATCCCATTCGACTTCTTTGGGTTTTGGTGCAGTAGCTTTAACAGTAAATCCTTTTGCCATAAGTTAAATCAACCATCAAGTTCAATTTTAACAGTCTATATATGTGTTTGTCAATAAGAAGAATCGCCAACCACCTTCTTGTTTACTAAGAGTTCCTCATAACTTAAATCACTTTCACTATAATCAGTTTTCATTAGACCAACAAGATTCTTCAAAGTATTCCATGTTGTATCAAACTCTTCCTCTCTCAGAGAATGAAAGATACACTTATCCTTTGCATAGATGTGATATATTTTTTCGTTATGAGTCATAAAAAATATCTCCGGAATTTTTTCTTTCGATCTTATTTTGATACCGCATTATATATCACAACCACACAAAATCCTAGTGCAACAAAAAAGGGGCGTGGATAACGAATCATCCATCCCGCCAATACAACCTTCCAAAAATTCCAATATGGTGCCCTCCGTGTATATCTGCGGGGGTTTTTAAGACTAATCATACTTCCGGAAAATTTTTTTGAGATTGATATATCGTTCGCGTTTTGTCACCTCTGTAGGTTAGGGTAGTTTGGGTTTTTTATAACGCAACGCCGCCACGCGCCTATAACAACCGCCCGCAATTAACTGCCAAACGACTACATTAACGCATAATAACATAAGTGCCCCTCAGTGTCAACCAAGGGGCACACAGTTAGTATCAGAACTCGATGCTATCTGCAGTGGGTTCGTTATAACCCTGCTCAGAGGATTGCTCAGCAACGATTGCATCCAGAATGGACAGAATCTCAGTGCCAGTGTTACCTTGGGCAAGCAGAGAGGTGAGAACTTGCTTGGTCATAATAAAGAAGAAAAGTGTAAGAAACTGTGTGTCAAGTAAGTGTCTTTATAGGGCGCATCTTATTCCCTTGTGTGATGCTTACCGTGCGACTAGCAGAGAGTTGCTGTAGTGGTAAAACTTACGCACCTCATCATAAGAAACTGTGATGGGTTTGATGTTCACACTTGAAGGACGATTGATGGCATCTGAGCATTGCTTACAGATCTCATCAAACGAATACTTAGACTGTGGAATGTAACGCATGAGAGTGTTAATAACTGTGTGTGTCTTATGTGTTAATCAGAGGTCGAACACATCGCTATTCAATTGGACCACATTTACCCCGGGGTCGTTATACTTAACCCCGTCAGGAGTGCTAACAATACCCTGATCATTCAGCAGATCAATGAAGTCAACGTAGTTGCCAACTTCCATAGCGAGGTGATACAAACCCTCATCATTGTTAATCCAGAGAGCAACATTCCAGGTCTCATAATTCTCCCAACCGTTATACTCAGTGGAGAGTAGATTACGCTGATAAGTGACAGTCATTTTTGAAGAGTGAGTGTTAATTAAGGACGAAAGAGTTAGAGTCAGCGACCGTCCCAAACTTGAGAGGTCCAACCATCACGTTCCGCACGGCGACGATCATAATCATCAGCGGTCCAGTTGTCATCAAAGTCCCCGTGATAATTGGGGGAATTGAGTAGATAATCGGGCAGTGGTTCGTATTGCCCAGTCTGGAAGTTGTAGCGGGTAGGAGTGCTCATACTACTAGGACACTTTGGACGATCCTAACTTTAATTCCCCTACACATCACCAGCGGTCAGGTACACTTAGGTCCTCAACGTAGGCATCACACTTCTCTGCAGGTTCCAACTTGAATAACTTCTCCCAGTCAATCTGGTGTGGGTCGAAGTCACCGAACACTGATAGATCCAGAGTGATTCTATAACGCTGCTTCTGTGCTGTCTGATAAGCAACTGACATAAGTACGCTCCGAATGTGTATAGAGGTATTGTAAGATGCTCTGGGGATTGTGTCAAGTCCTA